TGTTCGTCAGCAGGCAGAGAGATCGTAAAGTCGTTTGCACCAGTAACCGTGATGTCATCAAAAGAACGTGCAACGATTGCCGATTCATCAGTGATTTGACGAATAGATTCTTTGGGCATCTCGATCAGAAGATCTGCAGTCTCCTTATCATAGACTTGTGCTCTACGACGAATAAGGAATGCATAGTCACCATTAGCAACACCAGATGAAGAACCACCAGCAGACAAAGCATTAGTAACAGTGCTTACCAAGCTACCAACTGTTGTCAGTGTCGAGATACTAAATGTATCGGTACCATTGGGAGTCAGAACATCACCAGGACGCAGGTCCAAAGTAAAGTTGGACTTGGTACCAGTAAGTGTGCCACTATTAACATTGAAGTTTGTACCAGCAATCAGTTTCTCATCATCGAGAATCATATCACCAGCAAACACGATAGAATTGGTATCGGGATCTCTACCAGTAACACCCTTTGCATCGGTGATTTCAAACTGGAAAGAATTTGTCAGAGTTCCAATTTCAACACCGTCTCTCTCAATAACTTCACCAGTACGGAAAGTACCATACACCTGATATACAGTGAAGATTGCATTTCCTGCCTGAGCATCAACAATAAATGCTTTAGCGCGAGATGTTCTACCACGAATTACTGCACCTTGACCTGCAGTAACAGGGGTGCTCATATGGAACACCGTCAATGGTTGGATATCAAATAGATATGTCTTGTACTGAGTATCGGCAGCTGCTACGTTTGAACCAGAGTGATGTTCGTATGCAGCACAACGTGCATATGCAATAACTTGACCAGATGCAGTCAGATTTCCATTAGGTGCAACATCACGGAACTCCAGAACTTGATAGTTGGCATTGATATTTGAACCATTGACGATAGGAGAACCCTTGACGTTATCCATCAGCATATAATTGCCGAGTTCAAACGGAACGATCGAGTTTTGAAGTGCCTTTGTTGTTCTGGGTTTTTGAACGTCAATATATGTGGGTACAAGAGTTTCCACTTCGTAACCACGAACATATGCCTTACCAGGAGATGCCTCAAGTGCATAGTATGCACTGCTGGACTTAATTCCTTTAGGAGATGTTTGATTGGGTAGATATACACCACCATTAGCACCGTCATCCTGGTGCTCTCTCATACGGAGTTCAAAATCGCGAACCGAATAGTCACCAGATTCGTCGAAAGTACGACGAGCAAGTTCCTTAGCAAATTCGTTATATGCAGTTCTTTCTACAAAAGACTCAACCGATGCGTTGTTAATACGCAGCAGTTCAATGAAGTTCTTATCAGTATCGTCATCAATTACCTTCTTGGTAAGAGATACTCTAATACGGAAACGGTGTGCACCAGGAGCAGAATAGTTCGAGGTACCAGTTGCATTATCATTAAGATTGGGATCGTCTTCGGGAGTAACGATCGATTCAAAAATTTCTAGACCAACCCTATAAGAGGGGTTGTTGTCATATTGATCCAGGATAATTGTTTGTTCTTGGACATCAACAAAGTATCCACGGATGAAATAAACACCGTTAGCAACGGTTGCAGTAGAACCAATAGCAGTTGCTGTAGTAGGAAGCAACTGTGCGAATGGTGTGCCAATTTCAATCAGGGCACTACCATATGTTAGTTCTGCATCACAGACAAGCTGCTCGTTCTCAACAAATGTACGAGCATCGCTGTCTTCACCACCAGAAGTGATGTACTTAAGATATAAGGTAATATAACCACGCTCAGATTCTGTAGAGCTAATAGAGAAGAGAACCTTTGCTTGAATACCCGTGGTCAGACCAGTGATGATACGACCAGTAAGTTGAGATCTATATTCTTCAACGTTGGTACCCAGGAAAGATGCCTGCAAAAGGACTGCTTTAGCATCTAGGTCATAACCAACCTGTCCAGGGATGACCATTGCGCCATCCTTGAACATATGAGAACCCATCGACTCCACCTGATTCTGGAGGATGGATTGCATCGTAGTAAGTTCTCTCGCCTGAATAGGATACCCAGGACGATACAGAACCTTGTAAAAATTATTGTCCGCATCGAAATCGTCGAAGTACGGACTAATGTTGAGGTTGGTATTCTGTGGCATTGCTTAGAACTCTACTACGATCTTGATGTCTTCAATTTGGTCGCCTGCGCGAGAGATCGCTCTCCTATTGTCTATATAGATAACTTTACCAGAGTCCTTTTTCACCTCAGGTTTTGCGTATCCAGAGGTAAATGACATACCCAAATCGTACTCAGTGTTGTTAATAACACGAGTCGCTTCACCAGGAACAACTGGGAAGTTGATGTCAGGGTCAACAGACGTACCAGAACCCGAACCCACGATGGTGTTACCACCTGAGAACTCAACCTTGTTACCAGAGATTTCGGGGAAGATACCGTCAATTCTGTTCTGATAGAATTTCAGAACTTTTGTGACAGAGTTCCAGGAAACAACACGACCTCGTGCAGTAACCTGTTGACCACCCACAGTACGTGTCTGTGTAATAATTTCGTCAGTGTTAAACGAACCTGTGAAATCGGGCGAGAAGATCACAGCGTTAGTAGCAGACAAAGTAATTGCGTCTGCCAATTCTTCAGTACCATACTTCAGAGGGTTCAGAACCAGACCGATACGACGATAGTCGTTATCAGTTGGGAAGTCACCAGAACCTTCAGAGTAGGTGAACTTAGTGTTGATCATTACACGGAAACCACCCATCTCGATTTGGGGGGAAGAACCGTGACCACCTTTCGGAGGAATGATAACGTCGATAGCACCACCAGAACCAGTACCAGCACCAATACCGTTCACTTCGTCGATGATGATCTTACCGAAGGAGTAGTTGGATCCACCAGATGTGACAGTAGCAGAGACGATCTTACCACCGTCAACAACGATAGAAATACGACCACCAGTGCCATCACCTTTAAGCGGTACGTTCTCGTATGTACCATTGTTGTAACCAGAACCAGAAGACTGAATAACAACAGTATCAATCTCACCACCAACAGCATCAGATTGGACTGCAGTGTCAATCAAGACAGGCATATAGTCTGCCGAGAAGAACTTCAGCACCTGACCCACAGGGATGGTGTACATATACTTCCAGCGATAACCATCAGCGGTTGTGATAATGGAAGTAGAGGTACCAGTCGGTTCAACAGTGGAAGGCTTACCGTTGGGATCAGCAGGAGAGGTACCGTTGTAAATGCACTTATAGACTTGATACGAGGAGTTCACCACGTAGAAGTCAGCGTCATATAGTTTTGTAGCACCAGAAGATGCAGTCTTAGAGGAAGAGTAGTCGTGACGATACATATCGTACACATAACCCAAACCACCAGTGGTTTGCTCAGGAGGAATCCAGTCAATACGACGAATAACTTGGATAGCGTCATTCGCAAGAACACGCTTCATCGAGATCATATCGTCATACGAGTCAGAGAACTCTTGAAAAGAGTCAACTGGTGTAGGGGGATTATTCTCGTTATCCCATTCCTGAGGGCGTCCAATGAAAACATAAAGACGATCTCTATTCGCACCAGCAGCAATATCACTCTGAGTGGTGTCGGGACCTTCCAGAGATTTGATAAAACGTTCTGCGGTGAAAATTCTAAATTGGTCGGTAAGTAGTGCCATTGGACAGTTTCTGCCTTCTCTTTATTTATAAGGTGTTAATCAGGTTCGTTTCTGATTTGGGACGGATAGTTGATGAATTGAATCACGCCAGAAGCACTTGTAGAACCCCCAACGATGGTTTCATTTTTATTCCAAAGATAGTTGCCCAGGTTTGCTACGGGGGTATCACATACAAGTTTTTTAGTTGCCGAGTTCCAGGAAACTACAGTTGCAGTAACACCACTCAAACTACCAGTTACCGTTTCTCCAACGGAGAAGTTGTATTGGTTGTTGAGTGATCTGAAGGTAAACTCAATGGTTGCTGGGTGTGCGTTACCGTCACCAAGTGCACCAGCAACAGATACTGTTGGGGACTTTGGAGGAAGTGATGCATCAGTCATCTGATCACCAACTTGGAACAGAGAGGTATTCTGACCACCAAGTGTCTCTTCAATACCATACAAAGAAACAGCGATACCACCATCGAGGTTGATCTCGCCTTCAAAGTCTGTGTTTAAGTTGATCAGGTCAGGAATTCCATCACCTTCACCATCAAGTTCGGCAATGTCTTCAAACTTACGGTCCTGAATCAGACCAATAGGATCGGTCAACTGAACAATTTCATCGCCAATAGATTCAACTAAACGGTGTGGTTCAACGCCTGTTTGTGTAGATGTTGCAATACCACCACTAAAGTCGATGACCTGGGAAGTGATGCTAGAATTGCCACCATCAATAAATGCCAGTTCGTCAACTTCAAATACTAGGAAGAGTGCTTTCTCTTCAGGTCTCCAGTCATAAACACGAGCAATCTTGTTACCAGAACTTTCAGATGTTCTAACAACACGGTCACCAACATTAAATGTGTAATCTGATACTCCAGTTACAGGATCATTAGCAAGATTGTCTAGAGTTACCTTTTGATCATATCGGAAGTTGATTGCTCTATCACAACCAGTAAATGATGTTGGAGTCTTACCTGTATAACGAATAACTTCGTTACCGATCAGGATTTTACCAGATCCAGCATACGGAGCAGTGGTCTCAACATAAACAACATCATCAGCAATACCAACGGGTGCAATAAGACCAGTTAGATTATATAAGTATGAGTTAAAAGACTGACGATTTCTTGATTTCTTGATCAGGTCAGTTTTTCTGGTGAAAATAACTTGAGGTGTACTAGAGTACCCACCACCAGGATCCAGAATATCAATACCTGTAATGGCACCAAGATTAACATTAGCTTGTGCTCTGGCTCCACCACCGCCACCACCATTAAGCAAAACAACAGGGGGTGTTTTGAAATACTCGCCAGGATTTGAGATATTAATACTTTTGATAATACCGAACTCGTCAACGTCAGCAACGCCTGTAGCACCTTGTCCGTTGCCTCCAGAGATGATTAGGTTGATGTCACCATTTTCATAGTTCTCTCCAGCTGCTTCCAAAGAGAGACCTGTTACAAGACCTGTAACGGGACGCAGTTCAGCACCAGATCCACCACCACCTTCAATTACTGCTGTTGTTGGTGAGGTGAAATACTGATCACCATTAGACAGCATTTGGATGTACTGGATTGAACCAGCAGGTGCAATCAAACTGCCATCTGGTGCAATTTCATCCTGTTCATACAAGATTGCCTTCGCAACAGCGCCATAACCAGAACCTTCAGTTTCAATCTTAACTCTGAAAGGATCGTAACCCGATCCAGGATCCAATACCTTTACAGCAGCAATTTGACCATTCCTGATAACTGGTTCAAGAATTGCCTCACGGATTGGGGTACCACAATTACCGATCTTTAATTCTGGGGGATCTGCTTGAACATAACCAGTTCCCCCGTTAATAACATATACGTCTTTTACACCAAACGTACTGTTAAAAACGGGTTCAATGACTGCTCCCGATCCTGGTACAACTCTTGCCATTTATTATCTGATGTCGATGGTTCCATTCATTCCGCTGTGGATGGTGCACTGATAATACAGTGTATTAGGTGCATCTAGGGGAACAGTAAAGGTTTGAACGCCTGTTTCAGATCCAGATTTTCCAGTCGTGTAAGCAGTTTGACCTAAACCTGTAGTTGATTGGATTCTCAGGGGGTGAGCACCACCAGACAAATTGTGGAAAACATATGTGAATCCACGATAGAGAATCAGTGTGGGATCAGACGCGCCAGGTCCAGGGAGTCCAGGTCCTTGGACCGTATAGTTAGTGCTACCTACAGCACTGAATCTATACAGAAGTGCAGGAGAAGGTTGGTGAATAGTCGAATTGTCGTGACCTTTGATGATCG